GTAATGGCTAATACAAGCAATCCTCAAGAATTAGCACAACAAGCTCAAATATCGGCAGCAAATCAAAATCCATCAGGCGAATCTTCGCCTATTGCCCCACAAGTTAATCCAACTGCTGCGGAAATGGTTCCTGCCGATCAAAGATTGGCAAATTATCAAAATCAAACATTACAAGAAGCTAAGAAAATTGGCGATCCTGCTTTTGTAGAGCGCGTTCAAACTATGAATAATGCTAGAAATGACGCAATCAATCAATTTGTTGATTCAATAAAAAATAATGGAAATCAGGAAGACGTCGGTCAATTATTTACTTCACATCTTAATGCAATCAATGAACAACAAAGGGCGGCAGAAGCCGGACAAAACGCAATTAAGTCGCGTTTATTGCCCAATCAATCTTTAGAAGATGCTGGAATACAAGCTACCGAAAGTTACGAACAGGCTCGCAACGAAGCCGTTAAACAACGCGATAATGCTTATGCCGCCCTTGATCCCCTGCGCCCACAAATGGTAAATGTTGGCGATATTCCTTCTGTAGCTAAAAATCTCGCTGAAAAAAGCAATTCGGGTTTATATAACGGCAATGAAAGTGCTCTAAAAATTGAAAATGAAATATACACAAAAGCAAAAAATCTTCCAAATACAAATGTGCCTTTTGGTTTTTTAATTGACGCTCATAAATCTGTTAATTCTGCAATTTCTGATGCAATAAAAGCATCTGGGTTTAATGCAAAATCTCCTCCAGTAGAACGCCTCTATCAATTAAAAAATAGCGTTGAATCTGCCATTAATAATGCTATAGATCAAAATCAAGACCCTGTGCATCAAACCATTAAAAATTGGTTGACTGATTTATATTCAAATCATACGGAAGGGCAAGTTTCCAATGAACAATCTATTACAGCAAGAAATGGACAAACTCAAAATACCACCGCACCTACAAAAATATCTAGCAGCCCAAATGAAACAACGGGCGTTGAAGGAATCCAATTTGGCAATAATGAGAATAGCGGACGAGTTTCTCCGGGCGAACAATTCAAAACAGCTCGTCAAGCGAATGTAAACCTTAAGGAAACATTTGATAACCCTAAAATTTTAAGTAATACTTTTGCCAAACAAAATGGCGAATATACAAAATCTGAAGCTACTAGGGGCGCGCAATTATTCAAATCTGGTACAGAAGGCGGACAAAATATAGAAAATTTGATTAGTGCCAATGTTCCGCGTGAGGCAATTGAAGATTCGGCACTTCATAAATTGCGTTCTGACAACATTTTGCGTGGCGATGATGGTGACGCAGATAGATTGCAGCGTTGGCAAATAAAACATGAATCCGCGTTATCAAAATTGCCTGAATTAAAAGAAAAATTAAATAATGCAAGCAATGCTTTTGAAACATTAAGTAAACAAGCTGAAAACGCGCAAAATTCAAAAAAACAATTATTGGCGTCGTCAGCTTCTAAATTTCTTGAAAATGCCGACCCAATAAAAGCAGTTAAATCCATTATAGAAAAAGAAAATGGAATTAAAAATGCTAATGATGTTATGCGTAGAATTGGCAATGATGAACAAGCCAAAAATGGCATAAAATCCGCAGTTATTGACCATTTGCAAAATAAATTTGGCAGTGATCCCAAAAATGCAACAGAAATGTTGAATTATTTGCAAAAAAATAAACAAACTATTACTCGTCTTTTGGGTGACGAAAAAACATTTAATGACATTGTGCGTATTGCAAGAATTAAAATGTCAGATGCAAAAAATGGTGTTGGATCATTAGGTGAATTAAAAACAAAAACATCGCCTAAACAATCAATTTTTGGTAAACTGCATGACAAATTTGGTGATGTTGGGGAAATTGTTGCCGGGGGTGGCGCAGTTCACGCATTATCCCATGTTCCTCTTGTTGGCAAGATAGCCGCTGGCACCATTCTTGTTGGTCGTAGCATAAAAAGTGCAGGATATAAGAACATTAAACAATTTGAACGTGAAATTATGTTAAATCCCGGAAATTATCCAGAATTGTTTCAAAAATACGCAAAAGAACAAGATATACCCGTTTCCGTTGCTCGAAAACTTTCACAAAAAATATTGTCTAATGTTCCGGCAATGTCAATATATCAATCAGAGGAAAAAAATAGATGACGACCACATATACAAATAACAAACAATATGCTTTGCAGGGAACCGGAGACAATTCAAATACTTGGGGAAGCACATTAAACACAAATTGTTTTACTTTAATTGATACAAATTTAGGCGGTCGCCTTTCTTTGTCTTTGTCGGCAACAACGACAACTTTGACTTCGACGCAAGCACAAAATCTTTATTATACATTTACTGGAACTTTAACGGCAAATAGTACGGTCTATTTTCCGGCTACGGCTGGCGGCTCTTATATTATTTATAACAATACATCAGGTTCTTATACATTAACGATTGCGCCAACTGGCGGAACGGGTGTGGTCGTTCCTCAAGGATATACTGATACAATTTTTGTAAACCCAGACACTGTAACGGCGGTAAGCACAAAAACTTCCGCCACATCTTTGACGGTTTCTGGTACAATAACATCAAATGGAACTATGTACGCCAATGGCGGCATCAGTTCCACTTCTCTCGCCGCAACATCTGGAATAACAGCCTCTAATGCCGGAGGTTCTTACGTTCTTCGCGCCACGCAAGCTGGTCAGCAACAAGCGTATTTTGGAAGCACTGGATCAAATCCATCAACGATTGTTATAGACAATGCCGCTGGCGGCAACAGCGATGTTGTTTCTTTTCTTGATGCTGGTTCCTTGAAATGGCAACTTGCTAAAAATGCAGACAACACTTTTTCTTTGTTGGACAATGTCGGTTCTGCAACTTTTATTAAAGCCACCACTAGTGGTGCATTAACATTAGGTTCAGCACAAAATGTATCCATTTTTGGTAATAACATTGTTCAAATGACTTGTACAAATTCCGGCAATTTGTTGGAAACAAGCAATGTTAGCGGTACTGCTACCTATTTAGCGGCTATTTTCTTTACTGGGGGAGCCTTCTCAACTCAAGTTGGTTCTATCGCCGTATCAGCTACAGCAACATCATACAATACATCTTCCGATAAACGCTTAAAAAATAATGTACAAGCTATTGGTAATTCTGGGACAATTATAGATGCTTTATCGCCAGTAACTTATAATTGGCAATATCTTGATGGTACGCCGTCTGGCGTAGGATTTCTTGCACAAGATTTATATGCAATATTGCCGGAAGCCGTAACAGTCGGCGACAATGGTTCCGTTGATGGTAATGGAAAAGTTCAAAAACAATGGAGTGTCGATAATTCCAAATTAGTTCCGTATTTGGTAGCCGAAATACAATCATTAAGAGCAAGAATTTCTGTTTTGGAAAAAAAGTAACATGAAACTCTTAACCGATATAACAACAGGCAAAGACAATCAAACGCACGATATAGCTCGCGTCATTATGGTTGTTAATGCGGTTATATTAGTGATTGTTCTTGTTCTTGCTGTAGCCATGTATGTTTATGGTTACTTGACCGGCAAGCCATTTCCAATCCAAGATTTTCTTGTTGCTGTTTTGACTTATGTTGGAGGAGTCGCCGCTTTGCTCACAAGTGGCTCAGCATCCATTTATTTCAAACGCACGACCGAACCCGATGGCGCTTCTTCGGAGACAGAAAACATAACTAAAGGCAAACAACCAGACATTAAAATCACGGAGAATGTACTATGAATGATAATAATCCCCCCTTGCACGTTTTGGTTGACGCCGGAATTGCCGTTAGTTCGGTAGTTGTGCCTTTATGGATTTATCAACTTAGTGTTATTGCGGGTTGTGTAACAGCGGTTCTTGGTGTATTTCTGGTGTTTTTCCGCCTTTTATTGGCAATTCGGGATTGGAAAAAACCTTGATATTTCTATTACAAATTATTATTGGCGTTTTTTTTCGTCGTTGGTGGGGGGGATGGTTAAATCCCAATCATTTTGCCAAAATCATTTTGGCCTATCCACTTGCTTTTTTATCCGCTTACTTTCAAACTGGTAATCTTTACGCTTCCGTAATGTTTGGATTAATTATTGGCACTGCTTTTAACAATCCGCTGCATAGCTGGGGGCAAGGCATGGGGGACAACCCCGCCAGAACGTTGCTGGCTTGCTTTGCAGTGATGGGGAACAGTTATGTGGCTTTTACGATTGCGGCTTCTGTGGGGCTTATTTATTGGACTGGCGACTATCTTTATAGCTTATACAGCTTTAATGGCGTTTTTATCGCCACAGCCTATTATTTATGCAAAAAGTTCTATCCCCAAGGATATACATTATGGGGGGGATTTTTGGATGGGACGCATACCGCCCCCGCTGAATGCCTGCTTGGCGCATTATTGTTGGGAGTTTAACGTGTCAGTACCCGCACAAGCAATTGCTATTATACAAAAATTTGAAGGATTGCGGCTAAAAGCATATCGTGATGGCGCTGGTGTTTTGACTTATGGATTCGGCCATACCGGTCTTGATGTTGCCGAAGGCTTGGAAATTACATTGTCCCAAGCCGATTATTTGTTAAATTTGGACGCTCAAAAGGCCATGGACGCAGTTTTGCGCCATGTTAAAGTGCCGTTAAATGACAATCAATTATCTGCCCTTATTAGTTTTGTCTTTAATGTGGGCGAGGGGCATTTTGCTGGCTCCGGCCTTTTAACCGTTCTTAACGAAAGCAAATATGGCGATGTTCCCAAACATTTGATACAATGGAACAAGGCCAACGGTCAGGTCGAAATGGGTTTAACCAGACGTAGACAAGCGGAGTGTGATTTATGGAATACTTCCTTAACACAGTAAAATTGGCCGTTATCCTGCTGGTTATTGCCCTTATCGGCTATTTGGTGATTAGCAAGGCGCAAATACAGGGTGATTTGGCCAACATACAAGTTGATTATCAAGCCTGTCAGATCGCCAATAAGAATTATTACGCAGAAGCCCAAGCCTCTCAAGAGCGCGAAAACCGCGCTAATGCGCTCTTAAAAGCCGCTACGGAAATGGCTAACAAGATGGACGCACAAAACGCCACGCTCTTACAATCAAAACCCGATAATTCCGATGATTGCAAGGCGGCGCATGATTTCATTAATCAGAACGTGGTGCGGAAATGAAACGTTTATTGCTCTTATTGGTATTAGCGGGATGCGCGGAATCTGAAAAAATATATGTTCCCACGCCGATAACGTGCAAAGTGCAAGAAGTAAAACCGCCTTTCTTTCCCACAAAACGATTGGCATTATCGGATAGTTTGTTTGACAAGGTTAAGGCATTGGTAGTTGAAAACAAAATGCGCCAATCTTATGAAACAAAATTGGTTGCCGCGAATAAGGCGTGTCAATAATGGCTATTATCTATAAATTTCCGCCCTCGCAACCAGATTATTTACTTAATCAACAGCTAGATTTATATATTTTGGCCGACAAAATTTTGGCAGAAGCTATTGAGGTTCACAAAAAATCAATTCATGTTATTGCGTCTGCAATTAAAATACAGCAAGAATTGATTAAAATGATGTCGGAAACTCCGACTAAACATTAAACAGCGTAGCCGCTGACACCCAACCACTTAATGCCGTCCGTACAAGCAGCTAGCATTACTCCACAGGTTGCGCGGTAGCCGTTTATAACAAAAGGTACGGACAACGACCCCCAACGCCCTGCCAGACTCTTAAGATGCCCGTTGGTGGCGCATCCAGCAGGGTAATTCTTATTCCTTCGGCGCTTCTGTTGATGGCGCAATCGTCACAACAGTTGGCGCAACAACAGTATCATTCGCTGGCTCCGGTGCAGCCGGTGCCAATTCTTTTTCCAAAAACAATTCAAAAGCATCAATCATAGTGTGCATTTGAGTGCCAAATTTTATAGCCAATGCTTCAAAACGTGCGACAATGCTGTTCATTTTATCCCCTTTTTATTTTGTAATGTTAACTATAATCTAATTGAAAAAAATAAAAAAGTCCAGTAGGGTGTTTATATAAATTTTAAGGGAAATTTCTATGGCAAAAAAAGTATCCTTAATAGAAGCACAAGAAGCCGTAGAAATATGGAAGTTAAACAATTTTTCAAGAAAAAAATCAGCTTTACAACTTGGGTTGCCAGAACGCACTTTTTCAGGAAGATTAGAAAAAGCAGTTGAATACGGCATTTTAGAAAATTCAAATTCAAACCCAATTATTGACAAGACAAAAAGTTCCGCAAGGATAAATTGTGAGATAAAAAACGGAATTGTTTTAATTGGGTCAGATGCTCATTATTGGCCTAATAATGTAAGTACGGCTCATAAAGCGTTTGTCAAAATGGCTAGGGAATTAAACCCTAGCCTTATTATTATGAACGGCGATGTTTTGGACGGCGCGGGTATTTCTAGACATCCCCCGATAGGTTGGGAAAAGAAACCTGATTTAGTTGATGAAATAGAGGAATGTAAGGCAAGACTGGAAGATATAGAACTGGCCTGCCCAAAGGCACGCAGAATATGGACGCTGGGGAATCATGATGCTCGTTTTGAGACGCGACTTGCTACAGTAGCCCCGCAATACGCAAAAATTCACGGCATACATTTGAAGGATCATTTTCCAAAATGGGAAAATGCTTGGTCGGCTTGGATTAATAACGATGTCGTTGTCAAACATCGTTATAAAGGGGGTCTTCACGCAACGCACAATAATACATTGTCCGGCGGCAAATCTATGGTTACCGGCCACCTTCACAGTTTGAAGGTTACGCCCTATAGCGATTACAATGGAACACGTTACGGGATCGATTGCGGAACTTTGGCTCCAGTTTACACAGCGCAAGAGGGCCCTACATCGGATCAATTTTTAGATTACACAGAAGATGGCCCTTTGAATTGGCGTTCTGGATTTGTCGTCCTAACTTTTGAAAATGGCGAATTGCTTTGGCCAGAAATTGTCCATGTGATGGACAAGAAAAGGTTTCAATTCCGTGGCAAGGTGTATTACGCATGAGCGAATACGAACAAGTAGTAGATGGCCAATGGTTTCATGTTCGCAGAAACAATTTTTCCCACATGTGTTGCGACTGTCATTTAGTGCATACAGTTAATTCTAAAATTGTTAATGGAAAAATATACCAACAATGGATACGCCACGGCCAAGCCACAGGCGGGGCAAGAAGTAAATTTGAAAGCATGGAAGATGACGATGATTAACGGCGACCGGCTACTTCTTCACGCCATGGCGGGAAAGTTAAGAATAACCGTTGTTACGGACGGTGGCGATCCCGTTTGTTACGAAAAACCTATGTCGCCGACGGCTATGCGTGTTTTATCAATTAATTTACAGCAAGCCGCCTTGGA